CTTCATCCACGTCCAGTTCAACGTCCGGCTGTAGCGTCGTACGCACCTTATGTGTATCCTTGGGCTGCGTGTCGCCAGGCTCGTCGTCTTCCTCCACGAGCAGGCCCATGGTTTTGAGCTGTGCGTATTCGCCGTCGTCCACGTCGATTTCAACGTCCGGCCGTTGTGTCGTCCTGACTTTCATGTCAGCCTCCAATGCAACATCATCTCGGTAGTGTACCGAGCGTAGGAACCTTCATCGCCAGGTACGCGGGCCGGCTCAGTGAGCAGGTAGGCGGAAAGGATTTGGGCGTCTTCATAGTCACCTTCGGTGAAGACGAGCTTTCGCGGTAGGGCAGGTTTGTTGATGAGCGCCATGTAGACGGTTTCGAGTATTTGGTTGGCGCGTCCCCATGGCGGCTTTCCGCTCGTACGGTTGACTGCCCAACTAGTAAGGTTGACAACGGGGGAACGCAGTGCCACGTAAACGCCAGGACTCCCACCCGGTATTGCGGTGACAACGAGGAAGCCATCTTCGATAGCTTCGTCGTCTTTGGGGAGTGTGGTGGCGACGCGGGCAGCGACAATGCCTACAAGTGACCGGATGAAATTCACGGCCACGAGGTCACTCGTCGGCTGCAAAGGCACTGCGTTCCCCTTTACGGGTTACGAGACTCGTTTCATTTCCGCACGAAGCTGGCCTGCACTGTACGGCGAGCCAGGGTTGACGGTTTCTTCAACAACGTACGTAACGCCATTCTTGTCACGTACACGGTCGCCTTCACGTATGTCCTGTGCAGGAGAGAAGCGCCCCCGCGCGTAACGTACGACGCGATCCTGTCCGTCTACGGGGACGAATGCGCGTCGACTACGTTCGATGATTGACGCCGGCACTTCTGTGGCAATCGGTATGTCGGCATCCTTATCGTCCCCATATTCGTCAGCGATTGTGCCTCGGAATATGGAAACGGTTGTGGTGGCGACGAATGTCATATCGGCTGCCAGTCTTCATTCGGGTAGTCGATGACAGGCCCGCCGACCGGGTACACGCGTGCCGATTGTTCGAACGCGGATTCAACATGGATAGATCGCGACTGTTTCCATGACAAGCGCCGCACGGCTCTACGCGCGAGTGGCGCTAGTGTCATGGCGTCTGCCGGCAGGTTCCGAGCATCAACCCCGTCTTGTAGGAGGGCCGTGTTCTCGTCCATATCGGTGCGTGTGAATATGTCGGGTTGTTCGGTCATCCACGCGGCTTGATATGCGACGGCTCGTTTGAGCCATTTCAGGTCGCGAGCTGAGAGTGCTTCCGTGGGCGTGTCGTCAGTGCGGGCGACGTGCAGTTCGATGACAGCTTGCGCCATCGCAAGTTCTGCGGTGCTCACGTCTTTACCGGTGAGGTCGTCCACGTCGGTGATTGCCGCCCACGGCATGGGCTACTCCTGTTCTTGTTCGACGGCGAGGCGTTCGGCTTCGCGTCGCTGGTCGTGTTCGATGTTGCGGCGTAGCGGGCCGGTGAGGGCTTCTTCCGGCAAGTCTTCGGCACGAGTAACCTCAGCCTCATCTTCCTCGGCTTCGTCGCCCACGTCTGCCGTGTCATCTTCCTCGGCTTCGTCGCCCACGTCTGCCGTGCCTTCTGCGTCGTCGTTGTCTTCGAGACGGGCCACAAGATCGGGCTTATTTCCGTCCGCCGACAGACCACGTGTTTCCAGCTCAGCCCGTAGTTCGGGGACGGTGTACCCGTCGTATGGAGGATTGAGGCTCATACGCTTACTCCTAGTAGGGCCAAGTCGTAGCCGACGGACGTACCACCAGCACCGTTGGCAATTTGGAGAATGTCACCTGTGCCAGGGGTGACGACGTACGCCGTGGCGTCGGTGCAGAACAGTGCGAGCACGCCTCCTGGTCGAATGGTGAGGGTGTGCGTCACGGCTCCGAGCCATGACGCGAACGCGTTGGCGTCACCGCCGATGACGAGGTTGTTCGCGTTGGCGGCATCAGCCCCGATGATGATGCCCTTGATGCGAGCAAAGCTGATAGCGGCACCGAACGGGTCAAGTAGCCCGCCGCCTGCCAGGTCGATATCTAGGGCTTGAGATGGGGTGAGTGTGTTCTTGTCGACGTAGAGTCGGTCGGCTTGCATCGCGGCGCTTCCGTCGCCAAGTGCATACGTCTTGACGAGGTTCCGAACAGTCGGCGCTGTGCCAAGGTCGATAAGCGTCGACTGGTCGGCATGAAACTCGACGCGGAGCGATGAGGATACGGGACTCATCAGGCGATGTCTTCCAGAACGGAAGCAGCGAACGCGTTGCCAAGGGCAAATCCGCGCCGTGCGCGCAGCTTCAGAATCGACTCGTCCGTGAGCGCACCCAGACCGGCACGACCGTCGATAAACACCGTTTCGGGACCGGAGCGGCGTCCGACCCGGAAGTAGTCAGCGTTGACGACGAACAGGAGGTTGTTGCCCGCCGCACCTTTCGCGCCGCCAGCACCGGCCGGTGCGGAGAGCGCGGTCGCACTGGTGCGTGCGCCTAGCGACCATGCGATAGGGAGGCCGAACAGCGTGTCGGGCGTGCGGCCTTCTTCGGTGGCGTGGCCGATGATGAAGATGGGCCGGTTCTGGCTGTCGAGAATGCTGCGCATGCCCTCACGGAATGCAGGGTGGGCAACGACAAGCATCGACGGAAGGTCGAAGTAGTCGCCGGTTTCCACCTTCGCCAGAACGGCGGAGAGGTTGGAATAGGTGACGGGGACGGCGGTTGTGGTGGCAACATGGTTGGTGTTGGCCGTATAGCCAACCTCTGCGTCGGCAGTCGTGAGTGCGTTGTAGACGGACGTGAACGGGATCGTCGTGCCGTTCATGGCCGCAGTGACAGCGAGGGTCGCGTTGTCGAACATCTTGGCGTAGCTTGTGGCCCAGTCGCGCTGCTTGGCAGAGACGATAGATGCCAGCGAATCGTTGATGTCTTCTTCCGCGATGCGGATGGCCTTGCCGAATTTGCGGGCGATGAGGGTCACGTCGGTGTTGCTTGACGTGTCTTCACCGTAGGTTCCGCCCTTGGCGATGACTTCGACATCGACACCGGCTGAACGGGCAACCTGCTTGGTGTCCGATCCCATGGGGACGAACGAGTTGCGGGTTGCGTTTTCGACTGCGGAAACTTGGTTGACGCGCTGGACAACAGCCGAGTCGAATTCCTCGGGAATCCAGTCATCGTAAACGTTACGGACCACGACGGGCTACCTTCTCTCTGTGAATTGGTTGACAATGGACCCGTCGCGGGTGAACATTTACCGACGTGCCGTCCGGCGCATCGCTTGTGCTTGAATTCTCTCAGCAGACGACATGGGCCGTTCGCGTGCCTGTCGCCGGCCTTTGTCCGCCGCATCAACGCGGGTGGTACGAGTGCCAACGCCAGCGTCGCGGAACAGCGACGGATAGTCGTCTTTGATGTCTTCGATCTGGTCGTCCAACCCGTCGATTTCGCCGTCTTCGTCAATGGTTACCTGTTCGACGTTGACGAGGTTGGCGAGCCGTGAGGGGTCACCCACAAGGCCGGCTTGGGCGAGGCGCGATGCGGCAGCTTGTATCACGGTGCGCCGCTTCCATTTGGCTTCCTCGGCCTCTTGCGCATCCATGCGAATGCGCTCCGCATCCACGGCGTTATTCCCGTCGCCGTCGCCACCTTTGGCTGTGAGTTCTTTCAACTTCAAACGGCGTTCGCGGGCTTCCTTCTTGGCGCGGGAGAGGGCACGTTGTACCCGTTCCCATTCGTCTTGCGTTGGCGCGACGTATTCTGTGTCGTCATCCGCGTTGTCATCAACGTCGACATCGAAGTCGTCGTCGTCCGACCCATCACGAGTCATTTCTATCTCCGTTCTTTCCACCAGCCGGTGGCTTCTTCTCCCGCATCAATTCATCCATGCGGGCTTGGTTTGCTCGCCAAGTTTCTGCATACTTGGCCGCTTGTTCCTCGGTGTACCCAGCTTCCATGAATGCCTGCTGCGGGTCGACACCAAGTTTAATTTTCATTTCGATGACAGCCCAGCCGTCAACGTCTTCGATGTGAGCTGCGGCAGCCCATCGCACGTCAACCTTTACACCTTCGTGGCCGAGAACGAGCATGGCGAAGCTGAGCAAGTCGGCCCACGCGGATGCGAATTGGTTTTGTCGCCGGCCAACACGTTTGACGAGCGGCGCTTCCTTTGCGCGGAGGGCTTCACCGGAGGGACTGTCGCCCATAGGGTCGAAGTAGTGCAATGGCGTATGAGTAACGGTGGCCATGAGGCGTACATATCGGTCGAGCGGTTGAAGGAATGCACTTGCGTCGGCCGTGGTGAACTCACCAACAGCCTTGACCTTCTTCATCCACCACAGTTCGCCAGGGCCAGCCTTGAATGTAGACTGGTCCGACTCACGATCATCACTGTCGCGCATCGCGTCAGCATCATCGTCACCAAAATCGGTGGCCTCAGACGGCCCTTCATCGTTGTCTTCCAACGCATACCGTTGCGGGAACGATTGAAAGTCAACCGTAGTGAGCTGTATGGAAACAAGCTTGTTGATGGCTGCCTGTGGCCCGTAGGCGGCTTCATGTTCTGGCACGCCATAGGGACGGTCGGTGCGAAAGTGGAAAACAGGGACACGACCATACGG